TTAATTTTGTTTTATCTGCTTATAAACCTGATTTACACCTGTAGATGCAAGACCCGACCATATGCCTATGGATATTGAGGTAATAACATCTTTTGCCGGGAACTCCAGCATTATGTACATTGCCGGAATTGCAATGATGCCGCCAACTGTTCCGACAATTACCGGAATCAGTTTATCAGGAATCTTACTCCATGCCTTGCAGCCCATACCTGCCAAATAGCAGATTACAACAATAGGTAAAACAGTTACATAGTTAGTTAAATCCATTTTAATCACCATTAACCTTTCTTTTCTAAATTTTCCAAATCTTCAATTCTGTGATTTGCAACCTTGATTTTTTCTTCCTGAAGAGCGGTCAGTTCTTCAAGTTTAAATGTGCGTTCGATTACATTATTATGTTTATCAACTCGCTTTGTAAGCTCTGATAGCTTATAATCAATCAGCGTTATTGTCTTGTTGTGCATTACATAGTTATTTACCAGGCAAACAACTAACGTGACAACAGCTGTTATTATTGCCTCTGTCATAAATGTTCTCCTAACATTAATATGCTGTCATTATTGCCAATGTGTTGCACCGGTGCAACTTTAAAATTTTTGTATTAAAAAAAGACGCTTTCGCGTCTATGAGGAATCATTATACATATTTACACCTGTCTTTCTTACTTTTCTAATGCTTTAAGCCTGTTATTAAGACTCTGCACCGTTGCAATTAAATCTGCTATAAGCTCATCATATCTCAGACCGTACCTTGCCGTTAAAAGCTGCGTCTGCTCACCTGTCAAATCATCTACTGCTATCGCATTATAGTTTTTATCATCGACCGCTTTATCTATAAACACGCCCCAGTCACCTTTCATTGACTCTTTGACCTCCTGGGCTATAAGGCCGTGGTGCAACCTGTTTGATGTGCCATTTTTAAATCTAAACTCTGACGGAATCAAGCTATAAATGAATTGTGCTGAATTCTCAATATCAAGGGCTTTAATATCTTTCTTGATGTTTCTATCTGAGTCACTTGAAATGTTCCCGTAAATAGTTCCATTTACACTCCAATTATACTGAACTGCTCCAGTACCCCACAGCGAAAGTTCACAGTTTGTGAGATACTTTCCCGACTCGCCACCAGAATTAAATATACGTACACTTTTTGTGTCGCTACCTCCGTTATAGCACCAAAATCTTGCGATTTTTTCAGTTCCTTTTTTGCCGACAGAAAAATCAGTATTGCAAATCAGATTTGAATTTGCTGATTGAATTTCGCTGTGAAAAACTGTCGGCTTTATCATGTGTACTTTATTGTCGTGGTTCTTATCTATTATTACTGCAGCTGTATATGTTTTTCCATCTGGATTACCATAGGACAAATGTAATTCATCATTAAAATCAGATGCCACAACAAGTGATTGTCTTTTTTCTTGGGCTCCGCCACTATCTCCCTCATCAATATATGAAGACCATATTCCGCCAGCGAAATTATCTTTGTCCGTCCAGGAAAAAAACTTAATTGTACTTCCGCTGATTTCAAGCCCTTTACCGCCAACTGCGTGATTTTTTGTAGATAAATATCCGTCATTTATTCTTACATATCCTCTGGCGTCTACAATGAAGTTTCCATAATATTTGCCATCTTCTTTTTTCTCCTGTACTGAAAAAGCCCAGTCTTCCGCTCCAGTTACTGTCTGTATATACACACGATATTTGTCATAATCTGAATAAAGCGAATGTTTGTCAATCTTCCAACCACCAATCGTTCCTCCGGTAAATTCAACTCTTCCATCTGCCGCAATCTTCGCATTTGTGCTGTCTAAAACAAACCGATTCGATTTAAGTGTGATAATGTCTGCACTTGCATTAATTTCGCTTATCAGCTTGTCTTTATCAACTTTAAGTTCTAAGCTGGCTTTTGTCGCATACGTAGAACTTACACTTGCTAATATTGAACCGGCTGATTGATTTATAGCAGAATTCATCTGTGTTGTTCTGCTGTAATCTGTGAACTTTTCGTCAACATCTTCCGGTGCAGGTGTCCACGTTGTCGCCTTTTCGCCATATTCAAGTTTTAAATCTCCAAGATAATAATCAACACCATTCCAACCATAAAACGTCGTTGTTACCCAGTTTTTTGAAGGTGTCGTTGTAAAGCTGAAATAATACCAAGTATTTTCTAAAGGCGTAGATACAGCTTTTGTTGTGCCATCCCCTCCATGTTCACAACTAACTGTAAGTGCAGCTTTTGCTTTATTAGACTTTACATAACCGCTTATTGTAACTGTAGTTCCTGCAGCATACATTCCCCCAGAACCATCTGCTTTGTCACCTTTTCTTTGAAACAATCCACCGCCTGTACTTTTGAATTTGAGTGCATTACCACTTATTCTTTCACTATCTTTTACAACTACAAGATTTGATGCTTTATAAGTATACCAGTGTTCAAAACTGTTATTGCCAGCTGTATTTAACAAAAGATTTCTTCCACCGATTTGGAGATTATTAAATTCTGTCTTACTTGTATAAGTTTCACTTACAGTAGTTTTAAAGCCATTCAAATCAGCTGTTAAAGCTGTAACATTCGCCTGTAAAGCTGTAACTGTGCTTCCGTCTGCTTTTTTGCTTATCTTTGTTGTATTGCTGTTTACGGTTGCAGTAAGACTTGTTAAAGATTGATTTAAAGACGTGTACTGATTGCTTACTGTTGTTACTTTTCCCTCTACGGTTGAAATGCTGGAATCAATGTCTTCTGGTGCTGGTGTCCAGTCCGTTGCCTTATTACCTTCTTCAAGTTTCCAGCCACATTCATAAATCTCGCCACTTCCTGTTGATTCAAGTGAAAATTTTACATTTGCTTTTTTCGCTAACTCAAAAGTAAGTGATTGTCTCTCCCATTCACTATTTATATCAAATGCGTTTGCATTCAAGGTTGTGTTTTCAGTCACATTTGTTACTCGAATATCACCTTTATATTTAGATGTTCCTTTTACATATGAAGAAAACACATACCTTCCCGCTTCAAGAGTTAATGTTGGTCTGTAAAAGTTCCAAGGGGTTGTCTTTACACGCACTGTTAAACCTTTATATTTTTCCGTCGCAATACCACTACCAACACCATCTAGTGCGATAACATTCTGAAATACAAATTTTTTAGTACCTTGAAATAAATTTCTTCCACCAATCTGTAAATCAGCCACAGCGGTGGTAATATCCTGTTGCCATACCTTAGAACTTATCTGCCCCTGTATTGCTGTTATCTGTGTGCCTTGTGTAGATATAGTGTCTATTACAGTATTAATGCTCTTCTTAATTGTTCCTATGTCACTAAGGACAGACTCAACATTGGTTGTCACTTGTTTAAATGCAACATCTAATGTCTGATTGTCAGAATCAACGCAAATCTTACTAGATTTTAATGTATGACTTCCGTCATTGTTGATAACATCAAAAAGACTATTAATATCTAGCTTTTTTGCAGATATATTAGCGTCTTGGGATACCATGTCATTGCGAATAATCTCTCGTTGTATGCCTTTATCAGTAAGACCTATCGCATCAAACATTAAATTTCCAGACTTATCCCACACGTACATGTTATAGTCATTGCTAGTGTCCTTACCTATCTGAACCCTAACAACTTTATTATTGTCTTTTATTTGTATTGTGTTATCTAATATATCAAGATTTCCATTTCCACTTAAAATCTCAACAAGATTTGTATAAATTTTTCCGCTTGTAATTTTGTCCGCACTGACATCTTTTATCATTGCAGATTTGATTTGTGCATCTCCTATTAATGAGACAATACTGTTACTAAATTCAGCTGTAAGGCTTCCACCTGACGCAGAGCCGAACATTATTGTATTTACCTTTTCAACTCGAACAGTTAAGTCTTCAATTTTTGATACGGCTGATTCAAAGTCTTTTGCATAAAAATCTTCAAACTTTCCTTCTACACCGTCGAGCTTCTCGATTGTTGCGTATTTTATATCAGCTTCATTTGTCTGCAAATAATTATTTTTTATACTTAATATATCAGCCTCTATTGAGATTACCTTCTCGGACGTAACTGTATTCGCTTTTACCCATTCAGCATCTACTTTTTTAGCAACAAGTTCTTTTGTTGTAATAAGTTCCGAATACATTCTCTCTACTGCTTTTGACGTAGGACCTTTGAAGTCTGTGCTTGTCTCAACTTCTGTTTTTCCGAATGATTTTACAGTCATAAACATTCCGCCGTCATACTCATATACTATATTCATAATTGGCACACTATACTCAACGCCATTAACTGCTGTCGTTATAATATCCCATACATCTAGTCGTATATCTGCAGGTGCTTTTAACTCAACTTCTCTATATGTAAATCCTTTTATCTTATTATATACATCTTCAAGGCCTGAAGATGTCATAAATGGATTATCAAATGTTACACCGAGCGTTCCGCCTCCTGCTGTGTATGAATTTGAATTGTCTATATTGGCTGTTAAATAATCTAAATGATAATTGCTCTCTGTTTTTTCAAATGTCATGATTCGTGATAAATCAAGTTTGAAATCTGTTTGCTCATACCATTTTATAATTATAGTTCCTATTCTGTTCACACAAGCAAAGCCTCCGACAAGTGAAGCTATATAACCTATCATCTCGCGGCATGTATAACCTTCAGGTCTTTTTTCAATAACAACATCAATACCTGAGGTATCTATCAGAACCCCGCACTGAACACTAATTTCATTCAATACATCTTTTGCTTTCGCAGGATATGATAAATCTGATATGTATATCCCTGTTGTTTTTATCATTCTGTCGTATGCTGTAAATGTCGTTGAATTTTCATCATTCGTCGGATGCTCTGCCGTAAATATTCCAACCGGAACATATTCATATGCACCACCTTGCAGTTTTAATCCGATTTCTATCGAAATCTCTGTATTTTCAAAAAGCTCATCTATCTTTGCAACTGTAAGCTCTATTTTAGCCGAAACTGCCGAACCGAGTTGTAATGACTCTTCACTGCTTGAAGAATTCTCATACGTCATCTTTTTTAACCCGGTGCTATACCATTTGCCGTTAATCTTTAATCGTGCATTAAATGTTCTTGAAGGACTTCTTATTGTATTTATAAATTCTTCCGAAACTTCACTATACATACATTACTCCTGTATCATAAATTCAAGCGTCTCCATTTCTTTTAAAGAAATACTGTCATAGTCCCCACTGTCACATGTTTCAATCAATTCAAGCGACAATGGCATGAGTTCAATCTCAACCTCTGTATCATTAATCTCACCAATTTCTTTAATTGTATTTTCCTTGATTTCATCAGAATCAAACTGATAAGTCCCATCTTTTACAACCGGTCTTCCCTCATCATCTTTTAAACATCTGTCTTTTAAAATTTTTGCTCTTAATTCGTCTGCATTTTGTGCCTCTGACGCTAATGTTTTTATGTTTTTTGCAATTGCATAGCTTAATTTTACCGGAAAATGTTTATTTATCTCATGCAATTGACTTAATTTCTCGTATACCGTTTTAATTCTCATTGTCTGTTTCATTTTCTGATTCCTTTCCTATATTATTGCTGTATAATCTGAACACTTGCACTTCTGTAATAAAATATACCGTCGTCAAGTCTGCCAAGCTGCTCTTTACTAAGTGTTCCCCTATAAGTTGGTATTGTTATGTCCTGCCCGTCATCATGGAATGTTATCGGGAAAAATCCGGCAATCAGCTTATTTTTTATTATCATAAGCTCTGATTCCTGCAATATTCCCCAATTAACAGACAAGGTCTTCTTCTCAGCAACAACATCTCCCAGCATTGTGCCGTCAAGTGTACGTCCTGTAGCGGAAGACCATAATATCTCATCATCCACTTTGAGGGAGACAGGAGCCGGAAGCTCCTGTCCATCACACTCAAGTATCAATTCATCACATCCTTATGTTATAATCTCACATTTCCCTGTTGCTTTTGTATGCTCGTTAATCTTATCTACCACATACTTTTTAAGGCTCTTCCCGTCAAGCTGTATATCAAGATTTAATGTTTCAAGAATCCTAAGTATCTGTTTAAGAATACTTATAGCCTCTGCCAAAAGTTCGGCACTTGAAGCCATATCTGCTGCCTTTTGTGCCATTTCAAGCAATTTATCCTCAGGTGCAACAACTTCACCTTGATGTTTGTTATCGCCAATCATGGCAAGCTGTGGAGTGTTTGGCTTTACATATCCACCTTCTGCAAGGTATGGGATACTGCCAAATCCAACTTCCGGTAAATTAAACCCGAAATGGTCACCACCTATAACCGGTACCCAGTCAGGTACATCAAAGCTTAATCCATTTATCTTACGGACTATCCAGTTAATACCACTTTCTAATCCATCAAGCATACCATTTATAAGTCCGATTACCATATTAATAGGTCCTTTGGCTATGTCTGCAATTAAAGAGAATATTCCACCAAAGGCATCCACAATACCATTCCAGGCTCTTGACCAGTCACCTGAAAATACCCCAGCAATAAAGTCAATCAATCCACCAAATATCTGCTTTACGTCACCAAATATATTAGAAACATTTTGCAAATAAGCATTCATTATATCGCCTATAAAGCCGAAGCTATCTGAAAAATCTATGTTAAAAATATTCTGTAGCCAATTATCAAATGAAGAAAATGCTGACCTTATATTTTCCCAAACACCTGCGAACCACTCCCCGGCAGAGTTCCATTTTCCAACAATCCAATCCCAGCATATTCCGGCCGCTTCTTTCACAACATCCCAATGTTTTACAAGTTCATAAATTCCAACTCCTAATGCGACCAATGCCGCAATAACCAATGTTATCGGACTTGTCAGAACCGTCATTGCAACGCCAAATGCGGTTGTGGCTGCTGTTGCAAGCCATGTTGCCGCTGTATGTGCTACCGTTGCGGTTGTATCTGCTACTTTTACGGCTGTATTACTTACCCATGCTACAGCAGATGAAGATAATTTTGCTATTGTCTGTCCTACACTTTTAACAAAATCCTTTGCATACATAGCACATAACTGAATAGTTTCTATCTTATCTTTAAGCTTTGCTATCGTGCACGCTTCTATTGCCTTTTTCAGCTTATTTATAATCCCAACAACGCCGCCAGCATTCATAAGAAATTCTGCTAAATCTACCGCTTTCCAAGCTGCTGCAAATGCTCCTATAGTAACTACGATTGCATCAAATGGACCTTGATTATCCTTTATCCAATCAGATATACCCTCTAATGCAGATGCCAATCCTTTCAGAACATCAACAATCACTCCACCAGTCCAACTCGCCACAGGCTCAAGGAAATTATCCCAAGCCCACATCCACAATGGCTTCAATGCATCTAACGCACTATTCAGTACATCTAAACAGCCTGCTAATACATCAAGAAATTCCGGAAGCAAATCTTCTATAGTCCACTTAGCCAAAGGAACAAATATATTGTAATAAGCCCATTCCAATCCAGCGAACAACTTATCTGTTAATGGTTGTGCAGCTCTCTTAATGTTATCAAGAGATGTTATCAGATTATCAAAGGATATTGCTTTAAGTGGCTCTAATGCTTTCTTGACTTTATCTGCCATATCAGATATTGCACTAGAAACATTAGATGTACTTCCACTCACATCTGGTACAAGGTCAACGCTTCCGATTCCTGAAGATGTTCCACCTGTACTACCGCTTGAATCAGAACTATCATCTGTTGGCTCTGTCAGCTTATTTATCTGGTCGAAGCCTGCAAGTGACCTCTCTATATCTTTAGCAGTCTTCTTGACTGCACTTCCTATATCACCTACATTATCCGCCGCACTAGATGCATCATCTCCTATACCGGCTATATCCGAACTTATCGAACCCATAGAAGTTGATACATCTGCTCCTGTAAGCATTTGCACAAAGTTTGCGAAACCATCGGCAACCTTCTGTAATCCTGCCAACAAGCTGTTAAAGCCTCGCAAGATAGGTGTAAACAATGCTATGAAGCCTTTGCCAAGACTTGCTTTTAACTGCTCAAATCTTAATGATAATATCCTTGTCTGATTCGCCCAGGAATCCTGTGTCTTAGCAAAGTCTCCTGTGGCATTAGATAAAGCACTCGTAACATACTGAAAACGCAGCATTACTTTTTCCTGCTCTGTCATTTTGGCGGTAGTCTTACCAAAACCGTTATTAAGAGCATACTGGTCTAAGTTAGTCTGAGTCATGAAAACACCTAAGTCCTTGAGTGTTTCCGTTTCACCTGTCCAGATAGATTTCAGCTTTGTATATGCTTCATCCGTACTAAGATTGTAAAATGATGCAACATCACCAGTTAATCCAGTTACATTTTCAGCCATATCAAGTGCCGCCTTACCTGTAATACCCATAGCATTACTCATCTGGCCAAACACACCCATGTACTTCTTAGCCGATAATTCCGATAAGCCAAAGTTAGTCATAGCATTGGAAGCCCACTGGTCTGCCTGCCAACTTAAGTCCTTAAATGCTGTATCAACAACATTCTGTACTTCTGTTACATTAGAACCGACTTCTATGCAATCTTTTGTGAATTTAGCCAATGCTGCAATGCTTAAAGCCCCAGCTATCTTCTTTCCCATACCGGAGAATATGGATGTTGCTTGTTTAGATGCTTTATTAGAAGCACCTGTAAGCTGGTTAACTATCTGCGAACTGTCTATGCCAAGTTCCAGAGCTATCTGACCTACTACATCTGACATATTATCTCCTTTCTGGCATTAAAAAAGCTGCTCTCTACTTTGAGAAAGCAGCTTTAGCCCATTTTTGGAAATTATTCCAATATTCGTTATACGCTTTTGGATTTTTCATTAACTTTTTATTTCTTCTTATAATCCAGTCATTACGAATCTTCTTTTGCTCTTTTGTAAAATTCTTAATAATTTTCGGGTCTTTTTCTGCCCGTATGCTCACAACTCTTCCCAGCGGAGTCTCTGGCATTATTCCTGATAACAAAGAGCAAAACTCGGACCATGACATATCATCATCTTTTCGCAAGCGTATGCCATATTGTGAAAGAAAACTTGATTCTACAAGTTCCCAATCATCGAACAAATCATAGTATGTTTCACCTTGAGGGTGTCTGCTCCTCTCCGTATGTTCCTGTAGCGACTCCCATTATTGTCTCATACAGCATCTTATACTCAGGAAGCGGTAAATCCATCTCTTCAATTTTAGCTGTTGCAGAAGCTCCTACAAGCATCTCAAGCCCCTTTGTCATAAATGCCATCTCATCTCCCTTTTTCTTCTCAAATTCCTGTGCCATTGCCTGAATATTAAAAATATTATTTTTTCTGTTATTTACAGTAACCATAAGCTCATCTGTAATGATAACCTTTGGTAACTGATTTGTAATCTTCATTGAAATATCTACTACCTGAAAATCTGTTTTATTTGCCATTATTTTTCATCTCCTTATTCTGGGCTATACTCAATATATGTTGGTTTTCCATCTGACTGTGCTTCCCACTCAAGTGCATCAATACTTGTAGAATCACCGCCAAGTGATGTTACATTGATGACTGCAGGAATAAGAAGCTGATCAAGATTCGGAAATATAATAGACACCCACGAGTTACAGTCCTGCCCTGTTTTGTAAGCAAGACCTGCCACATAGTCATTTCCCTCATCTCCATAGTTACGTTTACCACCCATTGACATTCCAAGCGATTTTCCTGTCATAAGACGTCTAACCCAGCCTGCCTGGTCCATTGGATTCCATTCTTCAATAGTTCCATCAACTGAAATGCTAAGACTTTCCGCATCTCTCACCACTTTAGTTTCTATCGTTTCTGGAGTATCTGATTTTTTTCTTCCCGTGATACAAATTCCAAACTGAATTGTATGTACTGGATTTACACCTTCAAGCGGAGTAGCACCCGCATTATATCCGGCTAATTTAGTATTCTGTGCCATACTTTTACCTACCTTTCATAATAAATATCTAATTCTATTACACTCTCAAAGATACCTTTATCATCTGTCCCTACATCAACAGGCTCATCAACCAACATTTTAGTGAAGAGCACTTTAGTATCGTTGATTGTAATATGGTTCATATCCCTAAGCATATTGTAGAGCTGTTCTGCGGTCTTCTCTGTGTCTCTTACACTTGTATTCCAATGAACCAATATGCTTACAGACTTAACACGATAAGAGCTGTTATTTAAGCCGCCTACCGCCATCTGCACAGGTCTTTGCTTGTTATTATTGTAAACACCTATGCTCTTATTCTTTTTGTCGTCTAATTTGCCGCAATACACGTTAGTATTGTCTGCAATACCAAGACCTGCTATATAATCTCTTACATCACCTATTCCTAACATCATAACCCCGCATTCCTCTTATACAGCTTAGCAAAAGCATTCTTGGCAAAATTCTGTTTCTTACCGCCTTTAAGGTAATCATCAAGCCATCTGCCTTTTGCATTGGCATTACCCTCGTGCCTCTTACCGCTTTCATCAGTCCAAGGTGACTGGTGGAAGTTGTATTCCGGATGATAGTACAATCTTCTTGCATAAGGCGTGCTTGATATAAGCTCCACCTTACCATTTGCAATATCCTGTGTATATATAAATGTGCTCTCATTCTGTAATGTACCTGTATCTCTAGGCATTACCTGCCTTTGAACAACATCTGTATGTATAGCTTCTGCAGTCTGTGCCAATGACACCTGTGCTGCTGCCGTAAGTCTTCTCACCACAGGCATATTAAGCTTTACTGTTGACTTAACATTCTTTGCCATTACATCACATCCAATCTTACATAATTAACTGTACCATCCGGATTACGGCACTTCGTACCCTTGTATATATGCCTTGTTACACCGAACACCTTTATATCACCTTTAGTAATAACAGGAAGCTCCGGTGCAATATCCCCCGGTATTAAGGCACAACCCTCAAGCTGTATAAGTACTTTTTCTGCTGTTAATACTGTCTTGCCGCTATCCTGATAGTTGCATAAACCATCCCATATAACAGGTTCAAGAGGTTCTCCATAAACGTTCCTGCCTTCCTGCGTTATCTCGAGGTGTATTTCTGTCTTACACATGCTCTTTAATACTAAACATGGATATTTCAAATGCTTACACCCCCAACAAAAGACTACAGAGTCCCGTCTGACAAAGCAACTGATATATATCCCGCTTTATGGCAATTCCATTTTGTACAAGAACATTCCAACTGCTGCCAAACTGCATAGATACTCCATTTACAGCATAGTTCTGCAAGACACAATTAATCATGTCTTCATTCTCATACTCAAAATCAGCCATATCACAGCATACATCTATGATTATTGCCTGCTGAAACTCTGTCAGACCTTCAAAGCCTCTCGCAACTATACGATTAAAAGTAAGCGAGTCGATATGACGGCTCGCCTGCTTTAATCTTCGTTCTATCTGTTCATCAGGAATAAGATTATGCTCGCTCAGGTACTGCTCTTTACTTGCATATACCATAGGCTCACTCTGCAATCTCTTCTGCAGGATCTACATCAACGAATACAGAATCAACCTTACCATCCTTGCCATTAGGGAATACAAATGTATCACTTAACTGACGATTCTGATAAAGATATCCGTCTCCTTCTGTATGTGCTCCTGGTGCGAAGAAATAAATAGATGAAATCTTAGGTACTGTCTTACATGTCTGGCCACATGCTACAAGTACATTAATCTTGCGTGAACCCTGAACAGTCTTTTCATAATATGTGGCTATATTAGTCTTTGTAGGCTTTGCCACAACTGTATAAGTGCTGTCGCTCTTAGTGTAGTATGTCTTTCCTTCTACCACATCTGTATCAGTTGTTATGATATACTTTGACTTAAGCGGAGCAAAGCCGCCCTCTGCAACATCCCAATCGAATCTGTCATAGAATCTTTCATCATCCACAACTTCCATAAGTGTCACACCATCAATATCAGTTACACGTGTTTCAATGCCAAGACCACCTTCTGCAATCTGTGTCATTTCAATCTTACGTGTAAATTCCTTTGATACCTCAAGCTTATCCATAATGTCAGAAGATACATACATAATTAGGCTTCCATTTGCCTTATATCTTCTAAGCTTGCCTGCTGCCAGAATATGCTTAAGCTTAGCAAATACATTCTCTGATGTATATTCTGTGGAAGCTGTTTCAGTATGATATAATTCTGTCTTCTGTGCAGCCTGTGCTACCTTACTGAAAAATAATGCATCTGTCTCTGGTACTACCTGTGTCTGTTCAAATATGTGTGAAATATTCTGAATAGATGCTGTCTGATTTGTTTCATCAACATCTGCCTTATCAACCATAAACTGTACATCTCTGTCATGTGTTACTGTGTAAGGAACATCTTTCTGGTTATACTCACCTGTGTTCCAGCCACCTGTTCTCTTGTGGTTCTTATAGCCACTTACACTCATCTGTGTGAAATGAAATGTCTTAGCATCTAACCATCTTACATTAGTTGTAACAAATGGTGATGTAAGTGTGCCCTGAATAAGAATTGCTAATAATTCAGGACTCCACTGTTCTGCATAATTTAAATTTGGCATATTATTTTACCTTTTTAACCTTTCTTAATTGAATCTGTTCCATCTCTTTGTAGGAACGTTTACATTGTTACCTGCAGATGACTGCTGTCCACCTGTCTGCTGTCCTGCACCCATCTGAAAACCGGAATTGCTTTCAGTCGCCGGCTTAAGTGCAGGTACATCCTTTAACACCTGTTCAAGTGCGGTTTTAATGTTGTCATCTGATATCTTTCCATCTGTACCCTTAGCCTTACTGAAATCAGCCATCTTGAGTACATATGGAAGTGTCTTGGAATCTATCCCAAGTGTCATAGCTACCTGTGTAGCTGCCAGTTCTATACGAACCTTTTCTGCTTCCTGATTAGCTGCTGCCACCTGATTCTGTAGCTGTGCTGTATCATTCTGCTGTTGTGCTGTCTGCTGTGCCTTATTCTCCTTGAATGTCGCTATAGCCTGGCTAACTTCATCCTCGGATAGTCCCTGCTGCTGGAAATAGCTTTTAAGCACAGCATTTTCTTTCTTGGCAGTTGCGGTGTCTAACATGCTCTGTATTTTGTCATAGTCAATTCCAGCCGCCTGCTGATTATTCTGACCACCCTGCTGTCCTGCCTGTCCATTATTGTTACTTCCAGCGTTCTGGTCGCCGTTACCATCTCCGCCCTCTGCGAAGAACTGTAAATTAATAGGTAATGTCTTTCTCATCACTCTATCTCCTTTCTTCCGTTTACCGCCCGTCGGCATTTTCCTAAAGTTTAGTGCCATTAAGTTTTGGGCATATAAAAAGGACACCCATTACTGAGTGTCCCTGATATTGATATTAAATTGTGTTTATGCAAAAGCTATATCAAGCATCTTAATTATCATATCCGCTGCTCTTTCTGCTCTTGCATTGTAAATCTTATAATCTGGGTTATGTATTAAATCACCCTCTCCTTTATGAATGAAAAAGTGTGCCAGTATATAGGCTAATTCATAATCAACCTCTTCCAATGTCATATTACTTTTCATTCCTATCCTATTACCCTTTAAATAACTTGGCGATGCCTTAAAGTCATAGCTCCTTATTTTCATATTATTCTGTTCTGCAAGCTGTGTAAGCACCTTGAATATTAAAATTGGATTTTTCATTGTAACCTTGTTAAATGGCTCCTGCATTTTTATTATCTCTGTACTCTTTTCCTTTGCTCTGAAATAAAAATCTACCAGATAATCATATACTTGCCACGCTTTATCTGTGTTAAGTGATTTGGCGTGCAGGAGTGCTCCTTTCTCTGTCCAAAAATACGCTTTTGACACATAATGTAACTCCCCCTCAAATTGAGGACTAGCTTTTAGTTTTTTCATTTCCTGCCCCTCAATAAGAATGTAATGTTTTCCAAGAATATATTTATCAGTGGGAAACCTCTGTATTTAAAGGATTAGTTGTGTGGGTCGCCAAACTTTCAACAACTAATCTTTTTTAATTTCTGACTTTAATTTCTGAATACCCCGGCGGATAGCTTCTGCCTTTTCAACTTTTTCCTGTTCACAATATTTTTGTATAATTTGTGAATGTTCATTATCTAAACGAATGGTTATCCTATCCGATTTGGGATTATCAGACTTCGGTCTTCCTGTTCGTGGACTCATATTCTCACCTCACTTTTTGTCTGCCACTAAATTGATTATAATTGTTGTCTGCCAATAAGTCAAGTGTTTTATTGACATTTCCATTGTCTTATGATATGTTAAATGTGTACTTAGGTACAAACTCTAATGAGCGTATAGCTTAATGGATAAAGCAATTGTCTAACTAACAATCAGATGCGGGTTCGAGTCCCGCTACGAAAACAACAAGCATCCTGATGAGGATGCTTTTATTTTTTGAAATTTGAAACTTTATAGCTGTCTTGAATTTCACGACTCATTTTTTGTTTTCTTATTAAATATTGATATTTTCTCAATTTTGGATGTAATATAATTAAGATATCTTAATAAGGCATTGATACCTTGCCCCCTTTGGGCGAGGCCATCAATGCCTTATTTTCTTTTATAAATGCCTAACATTTTATAATCTTTTATCCTCACTTTCTTAAAATTGGGTATAAAAATACCACCAATCTTGCGACTGGTGGCTACAAAACTGATTATTTTATTTCTGGCCAATCCGTAAGTTTATCACTTTCTTCTTTAAGCCTTTCTTCTTCTTTTTCAAAATCTTCTATTGTCCAATCCGGATGATGTATCACAACATCCAAATAACATCTTATTCTATTTCCTGCCATGATATACCATACTCCTTTCTAAACTCATTAAGTGCTTTCTCGTAAGCTTCTTTAATATTTAAATTGTATTCTTTTGAACAATATTTGTCAATCCTGTTATCTAACAAATAAGGTAAAAATGGTTTATCTCCTACGGAATATTTATATATTCTTCCATCATGTGTTACTACTATTCCATATTGATATCCTCTTGCCCCAGCAGCAACAAAATCACTTCCATTAGGTAATAAATTTGTTGGATGATTATGTATTCCTATTATATTATTTTTGTGCTTATTTATTATAGACATTTGCTTCTTATTTAGTTCAACACCTATTGCATCAGGCTTTCCCCTTACATTAAGCAACACCTGTCTATTAGAAACGCTTATCACACATAATCCCTCAGTATCACTACTGTTATTACTTCTCAATATATCCATTGATTTACTATATATTACATTATTTAATTCCATATCTTTGCTAATCTTCATATATTTATCCGCATAATCTTTGGAATTAATATAGTCTAGGTCTATTTTATTCGTTCCTATTCTCTGAGAATTATTATCTATATATCCCCTCTCATATTCTTTTGAAACATTCTCCCACTGTTCCTTCCTTACCTCATACATTTTCTTATTATCCGAATCCAGTGAATACTTCGACAACCTGTCAAACTGCTCCACCATTCTGCCAGCATATTGCTGTTTCTGGTCCTGTCTGTAATCTTCCTTTACCTTTTCCAGTTCTTTCTTTGTAAACTTGCCGTCTGGCTCTTCATCCAGCTCTGGAAAGTATGTTGTATGTATGTCTTTGCAATTGGGATGGTACAACCCTGCTGCCATAGCAGAAGACATAAGTGGATATGGACCATCAGACTCCTTACCTCCACTCCACACATCATCTATAAGAATCTTTCCGACAAACGGAAGGCACTTAGGACAGGCATTAGCACGCTTATTCATAATAACTGTACTAATTCCCCATGATTGTCTCATTTCGCCCTCTCCGGTCAAATAGGCACGCTTATTGGCTGTCTGAATTGCCATCTTGGCATAGTCTTTCATGGTATGCCTTGCGCCATTTGCATATTCAATACAGTTGATACCAGCTTTAAGGAAATCTTTTGTAGCCATATCAACCGCCTTCTCATATGTTCCTGCACCCGTATTTGCATACACCTGAGCATTGAATATTATCTGCCGGTATTTATCTTCCGACATTCTAAGCATTGCTTTTTCCGCCCTGTTAAAATCTGACTTCGTAGCTTTAATCAGGGCATTAAGCTTTCTTGTGTTAAGCTTGAAAAAAGCACCCTCAGTGCCTTGTGACACCTTGGATGCTTTTAATCCCTTTTTCAATGCTCTTAATATCTTCTGTTCCTGCTCTGTGCCGCCTGTCTGCCTTGCTGTAAATATCATTGCATCAATTGAACCATTTATATCACTGAACTTACTTTGGAAACGCTTTTTGTTGTCGGCTTTATATTTTTCCAATGCTTTAAGCTGTTCAACCTGCCATTGTGACCAATTATAACCAAGCTCTGTTTCTTCTGCCCTGTGTCCGTCAAGATTTCGTATCATTGACGATATAAGCTCATCTTCTATGGCTCTAAAGGCTTTCTCTATGTCATAATCCGTGTTAAGTTCCATAAATTACCTCAATCAGTCCGCCTGAACTGAAAACTCATCAGCCTGCATATTAATGCCTGGTTCTTCCACTTGTGAAATTCCCTGTTCCATCTTGATACGTGCTATCTCTTCCTGCTTCCATTCATCATCCTTGGTATCTCCATACAGCTCATCAACAGATGCCTCTATGCTCATGATACCGCCCTGCTTAGCCTTGCTTACTGTCTCAACCTGGCTCTCGAACGAAGGGTTGGCATATTCGCCAAATGTGACATCAATATCTATATCCTTAATAGCTGTCTTATTAAGCGTATCTATGGCATTAAATGTTGCTGTAACGAGCTTTGGAAGAACCTTCTGAAGCTGCTCTACAATGTTATTTCTGCTGTAAAGCGTTGCTTTCTCTTTCTCCCTCTGTGCCTCCGCATTATCCAGCTTCTTAACATCTATGCCTAATGTTGATGGGCTCATAATTCCCTGTAAACAAAGGTCCAGTGCTGTGATATATGTTGCAAGATAGCTTTCGTGTGGGATATTGCCCTGTACAAGCTCTATCTTATTAACTGTACCTTCTGCCATGCTGCCATCTGTTGCTATATATGCATTATCAAAAGCATTAGGCTTTAGCACTTTTCCATCCAGCGGATTCCTTGGCAGCATATTCTCTGGTATATATTCCTTTGTCCTATTCCTCCTTAAGGCATCCATCCATTGTGACCACGCTTCATCCAGTGCATCGAAGTTATCTATCTTTGCATCAAATATGCTCTTGCCTCGTCCTTTATACTTGGCTGACTTATAAAACATAATAGGAACAGCCATTATAAACTTGTCATTCCAGGTAACATCACTAAGATGTGCCAGCTCCGGTATAACACTTAAATCATATTCCCTGCCGCCTCTTGTAAGCTCATAATGTATGTAACCTATACCATAATGTTCAAGTAATACATATTCCTGTCTCTGAACGTTATGCACAGTCTTAAACACTATCTCCTTAACTCTTCCCCTGTCCCGGATAATCTCTGTCTTATCACCAGAGTAGAATTCCAATATAGGATACTTGCTAAGGTTCGTATCGAACGATATCTTGAATGCTCCATCACCGATATAAAGCGTTTCTGTTATTGCCTGCTTAACAAGCTCAATGAAATCATTTTCTTCTGCTATCTTATCCCATTCTGTCTGCCTGCTGCCAGCATCTATTAAATTCATATCATGTGTTGCTATACTGGCCAGCATATCACATAACATAGCAGGGAGACCTACGTGTATCTTTCTTATCTCCATACCTATTGTACAGGATGCAGACCAGAACCTTGTCTTGTCACCATCTATCTGGCTGTATAGCTGTGACAATTCTTCACTCTCACCTCTGTACCATATCTTGTTCTTTATGGCATTTCCCTCATAATCAAGAGTTTCCTGTATGCTTATGGATCCATTAACAGCCGGCTGGATGTGCAGCCAAGTTCTTATTCCTGTTTTTATCTTCTCTGCCATACTTGTAAATATGTTCACCTCTCTCACTCTCCTATCTAGAATTATGTCTTATTCTCTATACCTATCCTGCTTCGATAAGGAATCCAGCCATACTGTACGCTGTTTACCATATGGTCATTGCCATCCTCAGGCTCACAGTCCTTATCTTCAAGCCACGAATACGTTTCTAACTCTGTCTTGTAATTCGTGCACGTATCGACAATATAAAAGCTTGGCTCTCTGCCCTTTTCGTCATTAAAGGACATCCAGCCAAGCTGTAAGTTAATTCTATCTATTATGGTTACTTTCTTATACGCATTGTTAAATATATACTGGCAGTCAATGTGTTCTCTCTTGTACTTGGCAAACTCTGTTATCGTTGCCTGATCAGCGTTATCTATAAACACATTCTTTGACATTCCACACCATTCTTTTCTGTTACGCTCCAGGAAGTCAATGTAATTCCTTACTGTATCAGATGGAGCTATTGGTATATCAAGTTCTGCATTGTTATACACCTTTTCATCTAGCACTATCAGCTTGCCCTTGTTTGTTATTCCCATATAAGACATTGCAATAGTATCTGGGCTCTTTGTTGAATATGCCGTATCAAGTCCGCTTGTGTATATTACATACCATTCTGTCTGCTTGTCGTCATATTCTCGCTTAATAAATGCCTTTGCCTGTTCTTTAGTAATAACATGTCTCTTGCAGAAATTAGAAAAGACAAGACCTGTAGCCTTGCCTCTTAATCCTAATATCTTGTTTTTGTATATCTTAGTACCAGGAGGATAGCTCATTTTCTTCTGTTCTATCTTCTCTGGTGTCATGGATATATTGTCTTCAAATGTGAAGAACCAGTACACCCAGCCGTTAATTGGCTCACAGCTATTAAGGTCTTTCCAGATTTCTTCCGGTACATCTGACTTGTATTTATCAATCGGTCTTGCGTGATTGATGTACTCTGAATATATAGGTAATGTAGGTGCATCGGGATTAAGCGTACCTACAAAATATTCAGAACGTCCGAATATCTCTCGTATGAAGTCTATGTTAGCTGTATTGCACTCATCTACCCACACACAACCAAACTGGCTTCCAAGTGCATTTTTCCATTTACTGGCATTATCATAGCCAAGAATATATATTATCTTGGTACTGCTGCCAGTTTTGAATTTAATATGTGGAAGTTTATTCTCTTTATCACCATTACCACAGTATTCAAGATTGGGAAATATCTGCAGCAATCCCATATCAGCATTTATTATATTCTTCTCAATAACACCTGTCGTATTACCAGCTATAACATGCAGCTTCATGTCTGATTCAGCTACATTCATAATAAACTTAACAGCTACTGTTGTTGTCTTTCCTGATGCAGTTGAACCTTCAAGGAACTCTGCTCTTGCTGGTGTGTCTATGAAATCCCAGTATTTATCACTTAGAAGCATTAGGCTCACCCCTCGCCTTCCGCTGTGCAAGAAGCTCTGAAAGCTCGCTCCTGGTTGTATCGTTTACATTGGCTTCTATCTTGTCTGTAAAGATGCCTAAATGCTTGCCAAGAAGCTCTAAGGCCTTAACCTTGTCGCAGGACTTAACCTCTAACCCCTCTCTGCCTTTCTTGATAACAGCAAGTGCCCTCTTCTGTTCCTCTGTAAGTTCTTCCGTAAGTACCGGCTCTACTGTTCTATACATAACAGGTTTACCATCTTCATCCAACACATCCACAAGTGCTCCACCTACTTCTGCTTTCATCTTCTTTTCAACCACATGTGCATAATCAGCATTATTAGAAAAAGCTATCAAGGCAAGTTCCTTGATAACTCTCTCCTGGGTTATCTCTGTACTCCTTGATAGCTCTTTTTGTCTCTTTGCTATATATTCTTCAATCTGAGGTTTTCTGAGGTTGTCTGCTCCTGTTCTATACGCTGTTTTTTCTGAATATCCTGCCCTAATAGCCGCCTGCGTGGCATTAAGGTCTATAAGGTATTCATCACAGAACCGCTTCTGTTTTGCTGTTAATGACATGCAATCAGCTCCTTTCTAGCATGATAAAAGCATCGACTATTTAATGTCGATGCCTCTTAATTTATCATAAATATATTAATTCATATCCCTATGCACAATTATACTCCCATTTTTACCAAAACCATATACCCCAATAATGAAAATACTATCGTAACTACATTTGTAATAGCATTAACGCAAATCGAATGTCCTTTTGTTTTAAACAAATTTTCAACATTACAAAATTTACATACAAACTGTATAACAAATGTTCTCACAACTATAAATATCAAAATAAATATACTAATTCCATAAATAAACATCAGGCATTCTCCTTTCGTTTATTAATCTTCATCATTTCCCATCAATAAATTTGCACCATACTCTTGTAATTCTTCTAAATAACTTTGAATTTCATCATCCAATATGCCACATTCTTTCATTTCCTTGTATAATCTTAATTTATTATCATAATTTTCGATTTTCTTATTTTCCAAATCCATTTTTTGATTCTCTAAATTTATCTTTTCTTGTTCTACTTCTACTCCAACTGTTTTGATTTGTTTATATAAATCTATTGGATTTGGAACCTTTATATTACCTATTTGTCCACCACTAATTACTATATATAGTCCTACAATGCCTGCTACCGCTTTAGACATTTTACCTTTATTTCTATAGTTTTGCTCATCTTTCTTTGCATCATATGCCTTATCTAAATTTCTTTTCCCCGATGTAAAAGAAATTACACCTTTTGAATTCAAATTAAGCATAATTGATAATTCATTCTCACCAACAACCCTTTTCATATAACAATCTACGCAGCTCATTACTTTTGTTATTGAAGTTAAATCTATTGGTTTACTTGTATTTATATGCATTTGAAAAGAATAAGCTTCTCTCCAATAATATATAGGATATATCGTATCTAATATATATTTTCCATATTCATTTAAATTACAAATTCCCTGATATGATGATAATACTTTTAACAATTTAACATGCAGATTAGTATAATTGACTATCTTAATGATTTTAATTTTACGTCTTTTTTTATATGGGCATTTAACACTATATAATGGAATATTTTCCATATCTATTTTTGTTATTACATCAATTTCATCATCTTCGTTTAAATTATTCTGCTCATAATATTCGCCAACTTCAGCAAATGCTATTTTATTATCTTGCACCCCTGGAATCATAACAATATCGCCTATTTTTAAATTATATATGAATTTTTTACATTTACTAATTGCTTGACCCGGCCTTTTATCTCCATATATATTTTTTATATTTTCTTTAAGTATTTCAATCTGTTCATTTTTCATTGAATTGATTTCCATATTTAAATCTATTATATTCCATCCCAATGCTACATAATTATTCTCTATGTATTCATTAAAAAAATAGCCTTTTTTTGTTCTTATCATCCAAAAATTTATATCTCCATTAATATATGGAAGTTCATAATTCAATATTTCTTTTATAAAATCTTCATTTATTTTCTCCATAAAAACCCCCTATAAGTTTTCTTGCGTATAATATTATACTAAATAATGACAAAAATCAACAAAACAAGGCACCAGCTTTCGCCGATGCCTCAGAGGGGGAGTTTTAATGATTGTATTGGCTGTCATCAGCCCATGGTTCAATGAATTTTTCATCTGTTCCAGTTTAAATATTATCACATCAAAGTACGACATTTACGACAAACTTATAATTTTTTCAAATATCTTTCAAGTGTCTTTTGGCAGCTATCTGCTGTATGATTTTTTCCCATTCTGTGAGCTATCTGAACCCATGTCAATTCATCAATGTACCGATATGTAAGAAGTCTTCTTATCCTGCTGTTTGGTTCCGAATTAATAAATTCTTCTGCCACAGCTATCTGCTGCCGTATCTTCTCTTCTAGCTCCTGTAACTTAATTTTTCTCAATAGTAACTGTGATTTTTTCTCCGTATATATTGGATAGGGGAAACCTTCAATCTTAAAATGCTGTTCCCCGCCATTTCCTCCCGAAACGCTGTCAATAACGGCTCCCTCTTTTTCTAATTTTTCAATATACTGTTCAAGCCGTAATATAGCCTGCTGCTTGTCCTTATATTCTTCCTTTAAATCTGCTAACTGTTTTAAATACTCTTTTACATTCCCTTTTAAACTCATATATCCACTTCCCTTATTGATTATATCTGTTTTTCATGCTACAATACATATGTTCGGTATATGAGTTTAGGAAGCCTGCGTATTCGTGTGTTACAGGCTTCCTTTTTCTTTGCTTGATTATACTTAAAAGTAATAGATTATTATATATCAATTTTTAACTTTTTAGTATATTCTTCATCATATTGTTTTCTTTTGTCTATCATACCATCTATAACCCGTTTATAATCAGAATAAAAATTTTCTTTAATAATTACGCTCTGTAATTTACTTATAAACGTATATATGCAGTATATATATATTATCGCCAAAATTATTATCATAATATGTTGAAAAATAATAACGCCAATATTATAATATCCTATGCCAAATATATTCATTATGGAATCAAAAATTTTTTCTGTAATTAAAGTTAATAATACTACAATTATTATATCAGCTTCCTTTTTTAGTACTCCCATATTTCTCTTCTTTTGATTTAAATAGTCACTAAAATCTTTTAATTTATCATCAGAAAATTGTTTATATTTATTGACAATATACCTTTCCCATTGTTTTTTACTTTCAAATTTGTTATCAGACTTCAATGTTTTTTTAGTTGACTTATCCATAAATCCTCTACACAAATACGTATATATATCTCTTTCTTGTTTATCAACAAATCCATAATAATAAACTCCCAAGTTATTAAGATTTCTTTTTATTCTCATTTTATACTCCAATCATAATGTGATAATTAAATTATATCACTCATGTCATTATAATTCAATTATACGTATATATTACTAACTTTGCCTTCCTGTAATCTCTGCTTTTATTCTATTATTTTCTTCCTGCAAGACCATGTTCTGCTCTTTCAAATCCTTTATTTTCCTTAATGTCTCCATCATTTTGCACTCAGTTTCATATTCACACTGTGTGTCAGGCATATACTCTATACACATTTCACATATTTCTTCTCTGTCCATCCTCTGCTCCATGCGGTCCTGTTTATACTGTATCTGCTGCCCTATTTCTGTATCATCAATGTCATAAATATCTTTCAGCATTTCAAGACATATTGTTACGTCTGCCATTTCTTCAATAAGGCTTTCTTTACTTCCTATACCTATTATCTGCTTGCTTACTGCCTGTATCAGTTCTGAACATTCTTCCATGCATATAACGCTCTGTGTTATTCTGCCATATTCTTTAATGGATCTTTCGATTATGTCCTTATTCATTCCCGTACCTCCTGATTATGTCTTTTTCTTTGTAAATCATGTATTCTGCTGAGTTTCCCTGTACGGCATATTCTATACTGCCGTCTTCACGAACAGCTATACGCCGTATCCTTGCTTTTATTAACACTTCATCATCAATGTTATACTTAGTTTCCATTCTTCTCCTTTCCCCCGGAAGCCGAAGCCTCCGGGTATGCAGTCAATTTTGTGATATATATTTGACTTTGAATTAATAGGTACCGCTTTTTACTCTATTTATGTCTTCATTAAGACCTGCTGCTTTTTAATGTTACATATCTTTTTAATTCCGTTATTATTGATTTACAGTTTTCCTCGACTGCTGCCACATTGCTCTCTGACGGAATGATAAAACCGTCTGAATAATCCCTTATGAACAGCTCTATCTTTCTACCTGCCTCTTTTATTACTCTCCAGCATTCCTGTTCCGTCTCTTCGATACTCTCTGCTGTTTCCGGTTCTTCCTGCTTTTCATCTTCTTCTGTACTGTCTTTTGTTTCCGGCATATATTCAGGATGGTTTTCAATGCTGTCCTGTCCCGGTATCTGTTCATCCTCCGGCTTTTCTGACTCTTCATCCTCTGGTATCCGGCTTTGTGGCTGTTCCGGCTTTTGAACCGCACGTACTACTTTCTTCTCTTTGCGTAACGCTTTCTTTTCCGGATGTTGCACCGGTGCAACTTCATCTTTTTCAGGATACGGTTCGTTATACATTTCCGCGTATGCCTCTTTTATATCATCAGAAGCTGTATTAAATACCCTGCTTACTGCCGCCATGACTGAATCAGCTTCCCATTCTGTTTTTTCGCTGTTTCTGACGTTTGTAAGTGTTATTTTTTTCTCTTTTGCCCTGACTGACATCATAAGCCTGCCTATGCCCGGAAGCCTTACTGAATAAATCATATCCCCTGCCGGTGCAAGTGCTTCAAAAAGCTGCTCCTCATCATGGTCTTTTGCTTCATACAGCCTGTCAAATATCTCAACATTGTCATTCGCAATCTGCCTGAATGCCTTTTCAAGCTCATTCATTTCTTTCGTTTCTTCTGATGCCGCCTCTGACTGTTCAGCAAGCAGTTCAAGATCAGATATTTTCTTTTCTTCGTCATACTCACGCTTGATGTCTGCTATTTCCACTTTTGAAAACTCCGGTGTAAGCTCTTCAATGATTTCATCAGGAAGCTGGAGCATTTCAGCAAGCTTTGAATATCCGAAGCCTCTGTACTGCTCTTTTAAATACTGCGAATTGCCTCCCTCGCTGAATCTGTCGTTTATATTTATAAAACGTGATACCGTCGTCTTATCAATGTGATATTCCGCTTTTGCAAATTCTATTACGTTTGAATATCCGGATTCTTTAAGGATGTCCGTATCCCTTGCCTTTTTAAGAAGATAGCCTATCCTTACAAAGCCTTCTGCTGATTCCGCAAGCTGACGGTCAAGCTCTGCCTTAAATGTTCTAAAATCTTCTATGTGCTCCAATTCGTTCATGCTGTCTTTCTCCTTTTTCTGCTTTCCAAATAACTTACATACTGCTCAAGCAGCAGTTTTATAACCTCCTCTTCCGGCTTTGTGTCGTTGTGGCCATACCACTGCCTTATACAGGTGCCCTCTATCTCTATTGTTATGTACGGCTCGTCTGCCATGCTGTCTTTTCTAAGCAGAAGAATAAATCTCCGCCCTTCGTTATAATTTTTCATATAGCCCTGTGCATCAGAACCCACACAGTGATGCAGGATTCTTCCTTCCATCACAATCTCACCCGCATCCTTTGCCGGGCGGATTGTATAACCCGACTGCTGCCATGTGTACGCTCTGCTTATCTTTTTGCTGTAATCTGCTATCTTTGGATATTTTTCCAGCATTTCTGCCATATATTTTTCAGACCTCTTCAGTTCGTTTTCCCGCCTTATCCTCGTATACGTTTCGTACAGATTACCCGGGCGGAGATATACGTCATTTGACAGATCATCGCCGGCCGATATGCGTTCTTTGAGATAATCTGCATATTCACGAACAGCTTCATATTTTGTATTATAGTGACCCTGACCCATATATCTTTTAATTACATTGTCAAGCCTTTCCGGCGTAAGATATTTAAGCACAAGCTCTAGGCCACTGTAATTACCATGGCAATTAAGATAGTACATAAAACCTGTCTCCCACTGCTTGAAGGGAATACTGTTCCTGTGTGCTACATGTGTAAATTCAAGCCTGCTTGAATCTTCCCCCAGCTTTATCCAGTTAAGCTCTTCTTTTGTTACTTTTAAGGCATCTGCTGCCGTTACAGCTTTTTTATTTATTTCCTTTGTTACTCCCTCTTTCCAGAGAATGCGTGTGCATATCCCGTTTAATCCTATCTTGTAAAGAGTTTCAACCTGCGGACAGCGTGCATAGCTTACAAGAGCCTGTATTTTTGCCAGTATCCGGTCTTTCTCAAGATAGGACCGGAGAAGCGTATGCAGACCCTCCGGGCAGTATCTTAAATCACTTTCACATACAGCATCTGCACCTATACAAGACACGTCTTTTGTCTCTACAAGTTTTCCGGGATACATTGAACGGCTCCATGTATTTCTGTAATCTTTTATATAAAATCTTGCATATCCGCGTTTTAAAAAAATTCTTTCATACTCCCTTGTATTGCTGTTCATCATGCTGTACCGGCTTCTTGTTACATCCGTATAAAAAGCTCTTATCAGAAGCATTCCATCAGGAAGGCACTGGTACAGAAGTGTTGTAAATGCGTCATTTGATATTTTTGCACGTCCAGCCTGTATAAGCACGCCGCTTTCAGCACATCTCTTGCATTTGTAAACTTCACCTCTCTGTGGCATATATAAAGGCCTCATTCCACATGTGCAGAAATCTTCTGTATCGGTTCTTTTTGTGCGTTCGGTATAAGTCTCACCGCACTGTGCACATGTATATTCAGCCTTATTGCCGCTTCTTTTGTAATACATGCGATTTGTTGCCGCTGTGTCTTTTTTAATTGTTTCTGAAAACTCCTGCGGTACTTCCGGTATATTGTTAAAAAGAGTCTCCATCTCGAGAAGGCTGCGGTATTCCCTCTCCCTTGTCTTCTTATAGTCAACCTCTTCCTCAACGCGGAATATATCTGCACCATATTTATGTTTTTCACCGCTGACTGCCTCAGCAAATTCTGTTATCTTCTTTGTATCCGCATCACTTATGTAAGCATCTCTAACCTTGCTATAATACTCGTTGTTCCATCTTATCCTTTTATCCCATTTTACAGTCTTATAGTCATAGTTGGCATAATCATTAAATCCTGCTGCCATTCTGTAAATATGGGCTTTTTCCTTCCACAGGTCAGCTATCAGATACGATTCTGTTCCAATCTTTACAATGTCGGCTGTTATGGTACATTTTCTTTTGCCTGCCGGCTTTCTCCCTGCATATTCAAGAACGCTTTTCTTTTTCATCAGTCTTCGCCCCCAAGATAGTAAGCACGTATAATCTTATAGGCTCTTCCCATTCCCGGGATTCCCATTTTTACTGTTGCGGTAATCCCGGCCGCCTTTACTATGTCGTCCGGAACCTGATACGCGTTTTTGAAGCTCCATTTCAGAAGCTCTGCAATGCAGCCCTTTATGCTTTTCCCCTTTTTTCTTACAGCTATTGCCATCTCCGGATGCTCTGTAGTATATTCCCGGATATAATTTACCCAGTCTTCAACTATCTCAACAGGTTTAAGCTCTTTTGTCTCAACGTCTATCTTTCCAAGTGCCGCCATGAGAGGAGTTGCAAGCTCTGCCACGTCACCATTTATATAATCTTCAGCATCCGGCTTTTCAATGCCATTTTCTTCCGCAAGCTCATACAGTGCTGTTAAATCTCCCTGTGCAAGCTGTCCTGCGGCAGCCTCATTAAGTTCCCCGGCTGAATCAAATTCACCAAATTTATCAAACATACTTATTCCACCCTTCTGTCATTTTTCGTCTGCACGCATATGTGTATACGAACAGTAGTTATATGTGTATCTGCCCTTTTTATAACCTCTTCTGTGTTTATCATTTCTGCCTCCGTTAAATATAATTTTTCATAAATACGCTCATCCATTCTTCATGGCTGTGCAGCTCTTCAAATCTGCGTTGTCCTGCTTCTATAAGTATCAAATCAGTCTCGCGGCAGTTATGTACTGCTTTTCTGCCTGTCCTGTGATGTTCCACGCAAAGCCACACTTTCAACCCGTAGTGTTCCGAAAGTCTTCTGTTTGCCGTGCCATGCATTACATGATGTTCTTCAAGCGGTACATCCCTCGGTCTTCCAATTATGCCCTCATCTTCAATCTTTTTACGGCACAGGTAACATTCTTTTCTGTCCTGCATTATGCTTCTGCTCATTGATTCCTCTCTTTCATCCTGTTTAATTCAAATTCCATCCAGCTTGTAAATTCATGTGTTCCGTCCATGTATGTAACCACATGCATCTTCGTGAGGTTTAACACCTGCTGCCACAATTCCGCATTTGCCACAGGCGTGCCTGTCTTTTTTATCCAGCCGGATTTTTCCCACTGGTATGGCCAGCCGTTATTTATCGAATGCAGAATGTGTTCGCATTCTGTAAATATGCGGATTCTGCACCCTCTGTTAAATCTTTCAAGTGCCTTTACAAGCACCGTCAGCTCGGCTTTATTCTCTGCCATGTCGGAGAGTTCGCCGTATGCTCTTTTTATGTATTCTTTCTGCTGTGTCTTCATCTGTATAACGTAGACAAAATATACTGTTTTCCTCTTTGCAGGACCTCTTGCAGTCGTCTTTATATATACATTTACATCCTGCATGTTTACCGCCTCCCTTCATGCTCCGAATACTGTGTTTTCCTGAATTTACACACATAATATTTGAATCCGAATATGGTATATCCCTCATATTCTTCATCAGCCACAAATGTAAATCCGTTACGCTGATATTTTGATATTGTGCTTTTTCTTACCTTCGTGCTGAAAGTGTTAGAGTTTACGGCTTTTTTAATAATCTTTGGCTTACACAGATTTTTTGAGGAATTCCAGCGTCGCCCGACAAGGCATCCTTCCGTCTCTTCTGTCTTCTGCGTGTATTTAATAAAATATCTCGCAATATTTGTATAGTCGCCGTCGCTCCACAGAGGATCTATACGTACATAGCCGCTTGTCCAGCAGTCTCGTAAAATGCGAACGTCACACGCACTCATAAGCATGTGTATGTGTGCTCCGCCTTTTTTGCCAAGCTCCTTGACGTAAATATATTTAAGCGGCATGTCCAGCTTTTTAAACTGCGTCCGTAGCTTTTTTAAAAACTGCCGCATGTCTTTCTGCATGACATCTGATGTTGGCGGCCGTAAATCTTTTTTATATGTGAATGTCACAAGCATCCCTGTGTCATCCGTAAAATTGGAATTCATCAGGGCGGCAAGGTTACGCTCCGCAATTCTGATATTTACTTTTTTCTGTGCCTCACTTGTAAGGTGTGAACGCTTTTCCCTCTTCTCACCTTTACAGTTATGTTTGAATGTATAATATTTACGGATTGTAACAACACTCCCTGCAATACACTTCTCCTCTATGTATGCCATTTACTTTTTCTACTCCTGTGGGTCTATAGTTAATAACTTAATCAAGTCGTAAAAGAGGACGGAAGCCCTCTTTTGCAATCCTGAATCTTCTTTTGTCTGTTGACATTTTTTCAATGCCGCTGTATTATATAAATGAGTTATTTTTTCAACTCACTGTGGTTTTTGGAGCTGTGTCAGCAGCTCCTTTTTTTATTCCTTATTGTCATCTACAACTTTTTTCTCTTTTCTGACATGAAGCTGTTCATCTCCGTCCAGATAAGTCATGTAGCTTGTTCCGTTCTGTCTTACTGTCAGCTTTTCAATTTTTTCCATCATTATCGGTCTGATTGAATCTTTAAGAATCGTGCCAAGCTCCTCATTTTCTGCAATATCCATACAACGCTGTTCTGCCCTGGCTATTCTTTTCTCAACATTGTTATGTGCCCTTGCTCCAGTACAGGTACACTGCTTCACTGCTTTTTCATCAAGATACTTTCTCCATGCATCTTCTGAACCATCGCCGTTAAGCATGTCCCATTCTTCCTTGTCAATCTCAAGGATTGCCTGCTGCCCGCAAAAACGGCAGACTCCAATATACGAATTAACCATTTATCTCTCCTTTACCTGTAACTGACCTGTCTTGTACGCTCGTTGAAACTTATAAACAGCTGCCCGTCTGCTGCCGTTTTGAATTTAAATGGCTGCTTTTTCTTCTCTTCCTCACAGTCGCATTTTTCTCCCGGGTCCAAATGCCCGCCGCATTTACTGCATATATACTGATACATCTTATTTACTCACTTCCGTTGTATTTCTTAATCGAAAATCGCCTATATTGACCTTCTCCCTATGCTCCAGCCTGTGCAGCCTTAACAGCCACCTTGAAGCATCTATAATTCTTCTTTCCTCAATAGCCGCATTAATACGCTTATTAAGGAATATTATTTCCCCTGCTGTTTTCATCTGTTTACCCTTTCTGTCTGTTTCTGCCTTGCCTTTTCAAACTCGACAGTATCAAAAAACAGTTTTGTTTTGAACCCTTCAAGCCGCACACAGTATTTTTGTCCTTTCCGGTGTGCCATTTTATAAAGGTACTCTCTTGAAAATCCCATATTTACAAGTTCCGTGACGCTCATTATAGGTTTGGGATATTGAAGCATATCAATCACTCCTTTCTGTGTATTTGATTCTGCCGCGTGTCTAAATTACTGTTTTTTACATGTTATAAAACTGCTTGCTTAATGCCATATCTACTCCTATACTTTAATTACAGGCTATGCCAGTAGCCGAGTAATTAAGAAAGGAGTTTGTTATGGATTTCAATTTAGACAAAACTGATGTTACCAACCAGATATATCAGATGGCTCTTACATATGTCGCAACACATGAAGATATGAAAAATATGTCACCTGATGAATTCTGTAAAAAAGTGCTTGATGCACAAAGAGAATTCTCATCTATCTGGGGAGATAATAGAGTTAAGTAAATGTATATTTACTCGCTCTAACAAGTCCTGAGCTTCTCGGATTGTTAACCCTTCTAATGCTTTAACAATCTGAGTAGCTCTCTTAGCACTTTCACCAGTAAATAACTTGCCACCCACTTTAAACTCACCTGTTCTCAAATCTCTCCATTGCTGTAATCCCTTAGCATTTTCTATTCCTTGAGATAAGCACCTCTGTTCATTTTCCTTAATGCCTGTTTCTTTTAAAACCTCACTAACAATATTGTCTGCCAGCTTGTCTATTAATTCATCTGTATTCTCTTTCACTCTCTCACCTCCTCAAATAGATAATCAAACTTCACATTAAAGGTCTTACATAAAATCTTTATTTCAAATGTTGTAAATTTCCCTGTTTTTTTCTTATTTTCATAAGAAACTCTTGATATTCCTAATAATTTTGCCACATCTGAATTTGTATATCCTTTTCGTGCTTGTTCCGCTTCTAAGTTTCTAAACAATTTTGTTTCCTCCTTTCATGTTTGCATATCGCAAACTTTGATTATAATATAATTGCTAACTGCAAACTTGTCAATAGTTTTCTTTGCATTTTGTAAACTTTTTGTTGACATGTTTGCATTTCATTCATATAATCAAATCATACAAATGTTATTCAAGGCGGTGATTAATAATATGGGAGATATTTTTAACGAAAATTTAAAGTCAGCAAGAGAAAAGAAAGGTTTATCTCAAAAAGAAGTTGCTGAAGCTATTGGGGTCGCCAAATCTACATATTCTTTATATGAGAGTGGGAATAGAGAACCTAATGTTCAAACTATAAAGCGAATTGCTGATGTATTAAATGTTTCTGCCGATGTGCTTTTAGGATTAGAAGAACCTCATACTATAGCTGCTCATTTTGATGGAGATGGATTTACACCAGAGGAATTAAATAAGATAGAAGAATTCGCTAATTTTGTTAAATCAAAAAGAAAAAACTAAGGGGATGATTTATTGACTGATTATGAGAAATTATTATCAAATGCAAACGATAATAATGTTACAGTTTATGATGACTACAATTTGAAGGGAACTCGAATAAAAGGATTATATTGTGATGGCTCTGTTGCTATAAGTAATAGCTTAAGAACACAAAAAGAAAAAACCTGTGTACTTGCAGAGGAATTAGGACATTTCTACACCTCAACTGGAAATATCTTAGATATGTCTGACACTGGTAACAGAAAGCAAGAAGCTAGAGCCCGTCTGTGGGCATATAACAGACAAGTTGGTTTGCAAGGTATTATTAATTGTTATAAGGCCAATTGCAGAACTTTACATGATATGGCAGATTACTTAAATGTAACAGAAAAATTTCTAAGTGACGCTATTGAATGTTATCGTTCTAAATATGGCATATCCGTGCAAGTAGACAATTATGTTGTTGGGTTTCAACCATCATTATATATTATGGAATTATTTGAATAGGAGAAAACATGGGATTATCTGATATATTAAACGCAAAAAAACTTCGTGAAGAAAACGAACAATTAAAGAAAATGATTACTCCTGAAATGCAGACTAGTTTTGATTTATCACAGCATATAGAATCACTAAAAGCTCAGGTTAATGATTTACAGGGACAATTTGATAATTTGTATAATCGCATTAACGATAAAGGACAGGAATACAATAATCTTCTTAACCTTATAGATGAAACAAAATCAAAATTAATTATTATGCAAGACGATGTACTTGTACAAGAATTTGGTTTGTATACACCTATTTATGATTTCGCCACATCTGATGGCTATAAAGAAAAATTAACAGCCATCAGGGATAGACAGAAACAAATGATAAAAAATGGTACTGCTGCCACTGGTGCTATTAATTGGCAAGTTAATGGTAGCCTACAAAAGGGTTCTAAGATGGTAAGTGATACTCAAAAACTTTTGTTAAGAGCTTTTAATAGCGAATGTGATGAGGTAATAAATAACGTCAAATACAATAATTTTGATATGTCGCTTAAAAGAATTACAACCTCTCGCAACGCAATATCACGACTAGGAAAAATGATGCAGATTTCAATATCCAATGAGTACTATCAGGCTAAAGTAGATGAATTACATCTTGCTTTTGAATATCGTCAGAAAAAACAAGCAGAAAAAGAAGAACAAAGAGAGGCTAGAGCTGCTCTTCGTGAAGCTGACAAGCTGCAAAAGGAAATAGAAGAACAACGAAAAGCTATTAATAAAGAGCGTAATCATTATCAAAACGCTTTGCTGTCTGTTTTAAAACAAATTGAATCTTCTCCTACGCCTTCAGATGAGCTGATACAAAAGAAAAATGAGCTTGAATCACAACTTGGTGTTATTGATGTGAAAATAAAAGACTTAGATTACAGAGAAGCTAATCAGCGTGCTGGTTATGTTTATGTTATTTCTAATATTGGTGCATTTGGTGAGAATATTTACAAAATTGGTATGACACGCCGTCTTAACCCTCAAGATAGAGTTGATGAATTAGGTGATGCGTCCGTTCCTTTTAATTTTGATGTGCATGCAATGATATTTTCTGATGATGCTCCTGCACTTGAGAATGCTCTACATAAAGCCTTTGAAAATCGTAAGGTTAATATGGTCAACCATAGAAGAGAATTTTTCAATGTTACATTGGATGAAATAAAAGATGTTATACGACAAAACTATGACAAAACTGTTGAATTTGTCGATGTCCCAGATGCAGAACAGTATAGAGAAAGTCTGAAAATGAGACAATAATATATGGAGGTATTAATATGAGTGAAAAAGAACAGTTATTACAATTAATTGAAAATGTACCTAATTACAAGATTGGTTATGCATTAGCTTTTGTAAGGGGACTTTTAGCTTGTGATGATACCGAAAAATAGCAAAAAATTGAATAAAAATGTAAATTTCTTAAACAAAATGATAAAGATTTTTACATTTCGTGTTGACAATGTTAACAAAAAACGATATTATATCTCAAGAAGATATGGCTAACTTGTTTGGCTGTGAATAGAGGACTTGAGATAGTTATCTCAAGTCCTCTATTTTCATTTTAGGAGAATAAATATGAATAAAAAACCACAAGATTTTTTAACAATCGATCAACAAATAGAGCTACTAAAAGAACGAAAATTAATCATTAATGATGAAAAACTTGCAAAATATATTCTTATGACATATGACTATTATGAAGTTATTAATGGATATAAGAAAAATTATGTAATAAAACTAGATAACCATAATGAGGAATTTAAACCTGGCGTTTCATTCGAACAGATTTTTTCTCTTTTTAAATTTGACAAAACCCTTAGACAAATGATAATGATTGCTCTTGTTGATTTAGAAGAACATATGAGAAGTTTAATATCTTATGTTATAGCGAAGAATTACTCTTCTAAGCATATAAGATATTTAGATTCAAAAAATTATATTAATACTAAGTCAAAAAATCCTCATTGGAGTAAAAACGAAATATTAAAGCAATTACAATATGTAATAGACGATCCAAAACCTCCTGTAAATTACCACTTAAAAGAATATAACAATGTTCCACCTTGGATTTTATTAAAGCAAGTATATATGAGTACGCTTTTTAACTTTGTACGAATACTAAAACCAGATGTTAAAACAGAACTAATTATGTTAGCTTATGGTGTTCCAAAATCAATAGCTGAACGCCAAGAAATAAAATCTTTATTTATGGAATCCCTTATTTTTTTCTTAGATTATAGAAATATGGCTGCACACGGAAAATGTATGTATTCTTTTATTCCTAAAAACACTGTATCTGTTGGTAAAAAAGCTATTAAAGAGCTCAAAAAAGAAAATTATGATATTTCTGGATTGCAAAATACATATGGAATAGCTAAGCTAGTTAACCTATTATCATTATTTAATTATAAATGTCCTTTTAATAATGTCATAAGTGTTCTTAATAGTTCTTTTTCTCAACATGTTATGATGTACCCTAATGATATACAGCATCTGACTGAAGCTATTGGTTTTAATGATGATATTGAACTTACCAATCAAAATATCAAATACAAAGTTTCACAAATTATAGACGCTAATGGAAATATTGATTATGAAAAATATCATGAATTATTCCCTAGTTCCCCAATATTCTCTGATAGTAATGCTGCTGCCACATTAGAATATTGCAATAATCAATTCATTGTTAAGCATAATTACAGGAGATCCAGAAAATATAATGCTAAGCATTATCGAAAAAAAAGATTACATAATAAGATATAACTAAATAAAAGCCCCTGTGCTACCAACACAAGAGCTTTTACTACGATACTTACATAAGCTGTGCCTATGATATAATATCGCCCTAGACAAGCCATATTATATCATCTAAGACACCGCTTATGCAAGTAGGTGTTATTTTTGTACCCAAAAACAGGTTGCACCGGTGCAACTTAACAGATTGGAGGTCTTAATATGGCTAAATACACAAAGAGAAAAGACGGACGTTATTCTACTAATGTTGATTTCGGATATAAAGACGATGGAAGCCGCAACCGTATACCTGTTTATGGAAAGACAATCAAGGAGCTTGAAGAAAAAAAGCTGCATATTCTGATGATGCGTGAACAGGGTTTATCCGTAAAAAGTTCTTCAATGCTTTTTGAAGAATATGCCTTACGCTGGCTCTCTACATACAAGAAAAAAGCACGTACAAATACAAGCCGCAACTATACATATAATCTCAAAAAGTACATCATCCCGGCTATCGGGTTTCTCCCGATTGGCAAAATTGTCAAGTCCGATATTCAGGATATTATAAATGATAATTATAATCACTATGCAACGTGTGATTATATCATTACAACACTTAACCAGATTTTTAATACTGCTGTTGATGATGATATAATCCGTAAAAATCCATGTAAAAATGTCAATCTTCCCAAAAAACCGCAGTCGAGCCGCCGTCCTCTTTCTGATATTGAAAAGCTGGCTATAAAGACTGCTGCCCTTAAAGACAATGAAAAAGCTCTCATTTACCTGCTGCTCTATTGTGGACTTTCCCGTGCTGAGGTTCTCGCTCTTACACAAACAGATATTGATTTAGTACATAAAACAGTAAGCGTGACTAAAGACCTCGTATTTTCACACAACCGCCCTTTAATTGAAGAGGTTAAAAACAACTACAGAAAAAGGCAGATTCCAATCCCTGATGTTGCTATTTCATTTATAAGCGGCTATTTGAAGTCAATCAATACAAATTACTTATTTACAAAAAAAGACGGTTCTCCTGTCACCGAACAATGCTACAGACGCATGTGGGATAATATTAAAAAGAAATGTAACAAGGCTGTATGTTCTGAAGATGAATTAAAAGCCGGTGTTAATAAAATAGGCTTCACAGCTTACACGTTCAGACATAACTATGCCACACAGCTATATTATTCAAATATAACGATAAAACAGGCTGCTAAATATATGGGACATTGTGATACGAAGATGATAATGCAGGTATATGCACATCTTGATGAAGCAAAAGAAAATGCAGTACAAAAAATCAATTCTGTTGATTTTCTCTGA